CTGCGGAGAGCGGTCCTTAGGTGAGGGCCAGTGGAGATTCAGCTGAGTCTTGGTCTTGTCAGACTGGGTCTCCATGAAGTTGATCTCGCCCTCAGGCCACCTAGAGTCTTCCTCAGGCCACAGCATAGCTACCATTTCAGTCGTCCAGGAGGGCGGGTTCTTCACCCACATAGACCAGTAGCCTTCACCCTTGACGTTGTACAAGGACGCCCATGAACCACACCTCAGCGAGTTATGCAGCGCCTTCTCGTGTGTGGCCCCAGCCTCGGTATACATGAGGTATGCGGGACGATCGAACTGCATCTTGAGCTCGAACGTGCGGCCGTCAGGTAGAAGCTTAGTCATAGCCGGGTCGAAGCGACCTAAGGTACCGTGCTCAGGGCGCTGTATACCCCAACCACCGTATGACCTGTAGTCATATAGTGGTTTCTTTTTCAAGTAGTCTTTCATAGGGCTACCCCTCAGGCAGGACGTGTGGTCCCACCTGAGGGTTACCTCCAATCAGCTATCAGGCAGTGACTCCAGGGTCATGCGGAGTCAGAGTCTTGACAAGCTCCACAAGCTGAGCCATGCTGTTGCGCAGCTCTTCCACCTGAGCCTGCACCGCAGTGATGCGAGTCTTAGCGTCAGCGATCTCCTGGCGGATCACAACCTGCCCACGGCTATCAGCAGACGGGTCGCCAGGCCGGGTGATGGGTGCAGTCTGAGTAGCAGCCTGGTGGGCGTAGTACGCAGCAGTCTGGCACGCAGCCTGCATACGCCCGAGATACGCTCCTAGCGTCTCGTTACCCCAGTTCAGTCCGCCAACGCCCTCGCGTACAGCCTGAATCAAATCAGCTTTGTTCAACTCTGGTCCTTCCGTACTTGATTGGAATCCTGCCAGTGTGGCCTCCATAAGGCCAATACCCTGGGCACAAGTCACCCACCTGGCAGGCGCAGGGTGATTGTCTGAGGCCTTACGGCCGCGGTAGCCCAGGCCGTTGTAGCCAGCATGCGCAGCTACTACCTGGTACTGGCAGGCTGTGTCTGAACTTCCGCCAGAGTCGCAGGCCACGTGGATATGGGGCTCGAAGCCCTGACTCCTATAGCGAGCCCAGGCCACACCACCATAACGTCTGGCACAAGCTACCAGCCGCTCAATCTGAGAGCTACTCAGGTGCCAGTCCTGGAAGTCAAATGCCCAGCCGTCAGAGTGAGTCCCGGCGCTAGCCTTAGCCCCTCCTAGAGCCTGCACTAGGATAACGCTGATATCCGGGTTATCCCTGGCCATGACGCGCTTAAACAGTCGGTACCACTTAGCTGGAATCTCAGCAGCGTAGGCCTCCTGCCCATTGTATTTAGGGCCCACAGACACATATCCCATTTAACCCTCCTTCCTTGTCTCCACGGCCAGTAGACGCTGGCCGTGTTCTTCTAACCTAGAAGTCAACATACGCTCTGAATTCGATACTCGTTCGTTGAGCTGGCTCAAATTCGTGTTAAACCGGCCAATCTCTTTATCGTGCCGGTTCAGTACCCCCTTAATTTCCGCCGTAGTCGACGACAGAATCTCTAAATCCGTGTTAGTCTTATCAGCTTGCTTAAGTAGAATATTCAACTTATCCTGAACCGTGTTACCCTCAGCATCAGTTTTGTCATAAACTAACGCCTCGGTGTCAGCTTTCAGGTCAGCAGTAAGATCTTTTATCTTCTTAAGCGACCCTGACATAGCCTTATAGACCTTAACACCGCTATAGCCGACAGCTAAAATACCCGCTAGAATAGCCCCAATAAGGCTACCCATAGTCTCAGGGTTCAAAATATCACCTCAACCACAAGACCACAGCGGACACGAAACACTGCCCGCCTGAGTTAGAGCTACCACTGTAGAGCCTAGCTTGACAATTAACCTCAATCCCCCCTTCTCGTGGATCAGGAACAGTGAAAAATGGCCACGAGATATTAGCCGGGATAGCCGATGACCCCAGGAAAGACAAGAAATCAGGGCTATACTGGCCTCTACACTCGATGCGACCCCAGCAAGCAGGGGTGCCAGAGTTGGCGTTGTAGTTGGGCATGATCGACCCGCCAGCTATAACCAGCGCTCTGGTGGCCCATGTGGGGGCCACAACGAACGTAGATACCCCTGTAGACCAACCAGTCACCGGAGACCAGTTCCGATTACTGGAATTACCGGCATCGACACTGATTTGAGACTTAAGTGCCCTGTCACCAATCAGACCTTCGGCGATCTCGAGGGTGCCATCGAACTTAGCGTGCCCCTTAACGTGGAAAAGAGAGCGGCTATAGACCGCGCCTTCCCCTCCAATAGTGGCCGTAAGCTCGTTAATGCGGTTCTCCATAGCCTCCAGGCGGTTAACAACCTCCCTCAGACCCTGGTCATCAGACGGTCTATCGACCGTAGTAGGGTCGAAACTCATCAATCCTCCAATGAAAGCATTGGCTTAATCTTAGTGATCTCACCAGACACAGGGTCAGGGTCACATACCCACCCGATAACCCTGGCTTTACCTTTGAATTGCAGCTCAGGGTTACTAAGATTAGTCATATCAACATCAACATAGTCACCTAGAACGAAGTCACGTCCTGGCATAAAGTGCTCCAACGTAGTCTCCACACTAATAGACGTCAGCCCGTAGGACTGACTCTCCTTAGCTGCGTACATATACTGCTGCAACACGGTGTCATCCACTGACCCGGTGTCCGGAGTCCACCGTCTCTCCAGCTCAAGCCACCCGTATTGCAGGACCTGCCCATTAGACGTGGCGAATTCCTTGCGCTCATCCCCAGATCTATTAGAGACCACGCGCCAAATAGTGGCTCCTTTACCGTCAGAGCAGTCCTCAACCTGCTGCCAGGAGCCTTGAGACAGCACAGCAGCCCCGGCAGTCTCCTTGCCTACACCGCCAAGCCTGTATGCGGTGTGGACCACAATGCCGAGATGTCCATTAGCCCGCAGTTCCCACGACGTTGCGAACTCGGCACCGTGCTTTGTCTTCATGAGGTTCTGGAGACCGGCCAGACACGTCATATCCTGGTCAGCACGATACGTCCTATCACCAAAATCAAGGGTAGGATCCTCATCCAGACGGCCATTGAACTGCGCGGCCAGGCGATCTAGCCCTATGCCTCGAGCAATAGTCGTGTATCGCTGATCCCTGAAAGCGAATTCGGGGATGTAATTCCTCTTAAGCCACTCTTCGGCAGGCTGTAGGGTAAGCTCCATGGACTCACCTGACCCATAGGACCGCTTCTCTACCCAACCAGCCCACAGTACAATGTTGTCTTCTATAGCTGCCAGGACAGCTCGCATAGGTTGAGTGCTATCACGCCAGTTAGCGGGCCACCTATCACAAACGGGGAGACTCACAGTCACGGAGTCTCCCCGCCCAATGATAGATGATAGGCTGGATTTTACGGACAGCCCTGGAAGCTCAGCAAGAGGCCTGCCGTCAAGAGCGACAAACGAATGCCACGTTATCATTAGCCGTTCTCGATTGCTATCCAGTCGAAGTCACAACCCCTACCGTTCTTGACAAACATCTGGAATTGTGTCGCACTGACATTATATGGTTTAGGGGTGTCCCAAGTGAAGTCGCCAGAGGCTGACCTAACCGAGGCCACAACACGCGGAGCGCTGCTGAACCGGCCTGGAGGGAACTGGATAGTGAACACCGCAGGCCCCGAGCTACTAGCCGTCACCGTACCCGACGCAATAGCAGGGATACGTGGAAGAGTAACCTGAGGAATCACAGTATCCTCACGCCAGGCACTGCCAGTCCACAGCATGACCTTGTTTGTGTCCAGCTCGTAGATGCGCTGGCCCTTCTGGAGGAACCAGGTTGTGGGCCGGGAATTCGAATAACAAGGTATAGTACCGCCCACCGCACAGGTATACTGCCTAGAATCATAAATAGTAGGGCTACCTGTAGTAGACACGATCACACGTGCAATCAGCAGTGAGCCTGCTGGCGTAGCAGGCGTGGGGAAACTAGCCGACGCCGTACCCTTAATCATTTCGAACGAAGCCTGATACTTGTTGCTGCCATCAACCGTACCGTCATATACCTTAAGCACCAGGATATCAGTACGCGGGTACGATGTGTCCTTAGCGTACAGAGGCAAGCTAACATCGTCTACGTTAGCCACCCTATAGCTACCATTATTCGAGGCCACAGGGGTCACAATAGCCGTGCCAGAGCTGACGCGAATATGACTGCCATTGAGGCTAGGTGTCATACCTGACGTCACCCCTGGCCGACACGCCAGAGGGTGGGTATCGTGGACCATAGTAGAGCCCACATCGAGCCGCCTGAATTCAGCAGCGTTAACTGAAACATTGCCACCAATAGGCAGCACATTATCGAGAGCCATTAAATAGTCACCTGTCTTACAACAACATCAAGATAAGCAGTAGGGGAATACACATCAGACCTGAACCCAATCGTCAGTTCCCCTCGATCCAGTGTGGGCCACTCCCTAATAGTTGGGGCAGCGGCTGACTGACCCTGCCTAAGCGACGTGCGGTTAGTTAAATCGATGTCTAGCCACTCGTCAGCCTGTAGGGTGAAGTCCCACCTCAGCCGGCCAGCACCGCCAGGGCCAGAGAAGATCACAGACGGTATCTGTACGTACCCGTATAGCTTCAAAGACACCCTGTTGTGGTAGCCCGTGCTGACCGTAACTGAGCCGTAGTTACCATGCTCCACAAACGAGATAGGATACTTGATCGGGAACTTAATACCGCCCGTAAGGTTGGGTAGATACAGCCTATGCTTAGCCGTGTACTGGTCATCAATCTGGCCATCAGGAGTCTGGCCACCACGCCACCACACCGGGTCAGGCATGATCAGGGTAGCGCCCCATTCGAACGCGCTGCCGTTAGCCATGTAGGTAACATCAAGTACGCTGTCCCTAGCAACGAACGCCGTCTTAGGTCCACGAGGCGTGTTTACCGTCAAGGGCGTAGGATTGATCGAAGCTATACTCAGCAGTGTCTCGTGAGCAGCCTCGGCATCCTCCATAGACGTACCTACATAGTAACCTTTAATAGCACCAGACAATGCTCCATGGAAGGCTTTAGTACGCCATATACCGTCATAGCCCACACGTTGGCCACTCTGCGCAACGGCAGGGGCTGAGCCGAAGAGCTTGCACTCACTAACAACCCAGTCCCCACCGTTGATCACGTGGCCATTCCACGTGACTTCTTTCACATCAATCTCCTCAGCTGCCGGGCAACCTCCTCAGCCGTAGCATAAGGGTCGTTGCTGTAGGCATTAACTGTCATCCTGCTGCCCTGCTGTGTGGCCCCAGCATAAGCAGGCTGCGGGGAATTCAGACTAGGCTGGAAATTAGACTGGAAATCACCCATAATATTCTGAGCCGAATCCAGAAGGTAAGGCTGCTCCTTCTTAAGGCTATCCGCGAAGTCACGGATGATAGCCTTACCTGAATGAGTTACGTAGCCCTTACCAGAGAACGGGCCCCACTTAGCAGGAGAGAAAGGCCACAGACCGCGCAACCAGTCCATGCCCTGCTTAACCCAGCCAACTAGTGTATTCCACGCGCCCTGTATACCTCTCAAGAAGCCATCCACAAGGGCGCCACCGGAGCGCACCAGCAGATTACCTAGATCACCTAGCGCACCCATGATCTTACCTGGAAGACTCCCGACGAACCCGATAACCCTACCGCCTAAGTCTGAGGTAGCCCTAAGGAATCCGTTCCATGCATTGGATGCTGTAGTGGCCAAACTGGAGGCTAGTGAAGATATGCCCCCTATAATCTTACCTGGAAGCTGCCTACACCACTCAATGATTTCTGCGCCCTTACGGACCATGCCATTAAGGAACCCACCGAACCAGTCGGCAGCTCGATCAACAAGCTGATTTAGTCCAGCTAGCCACTCCATAATTTTGCCAGGCAGCGAGGCTACCCACTCACCCACAGAAGCTATCCATCCAGGTATATACCCCAGGAACTGCACAAACCCCTCAATGAGGTTAGCGTTGATACCCATAGAGAAAGCGAGAATCTCTAGACCAATCTGGCCTAAAGCAGCCAGGCCGTCAAGGATCATCTGGGGTAAGCCAGCGAAGAATTCGGAAATCTGCTGTCCCGCTCCAGTAAGCCCTTCCATAAACCACTGGCCGATACCACTAGCGAACTCAGACAGTGCTCTGACGAAGTCTTCCCAGAGGCCCTTAGCCCCCTCAACAGTGCTGTTCCACACACCACCAATGAAGTCAGACACAGCCTGCCAGTTGACTATCAGAAGGACGAGTCCAGCAGCGAGGGCAGCTATACCCACCACAATCCACGTGATAGGGCTGGCCAGAAGAGCTGCTGTGGATGCCCAGATACCGGCCACCCACGAGACGAAAGCGGGGATCAGAAGACTTGCTATAACAGCACCCAGAGCTCCAAACGCCCAAGTGTTCTCTTTCAGCCAGTTACCTATATCCTGGAGAGTAGGCGCCATAGCTGACAAGATATCAGCCAGAGCAGAGAACACCGCAGACCCTAGAGGTTCTAGGGCAAGCTGTGCGTTATTCTGAACTATCTGCCACTTCTCGGCGAAGTCAGACGTCTCACCGGCTACACCAAGAATGGTGTCGTCAGTGGCGCCGATGGACTTCATCATGTCGTCAGCGCCGATTTTGCCCTGCTTTAAAGCCTCGACAAACTGGGTTGCACCTTTAGTGCCGAACAGCTTGCTAGCTAGTTTAAGAGCGGCAGCTTCATTGCCTGACTGGATATAGCTACCGATCTCGCCAGTAACCCTCTTAAACGCTTCCTTGGGCTCCTCCCCGGACTTAGCCAGAGTAGTGAGACCCTTAGTCATAGAGGTCATGATCTGGCTTGAATTAAGCCCCGCCTTATCGAAGGCACCGATCATAGCCGCTGTATCTTGGAATCCGAATCCAAGAGCCTTCATTGTAGGCGCAGCCTGAGCGGTTTTCTGGGCTAGATCATTGAAGCCTAAACCAGTAGCCTGGCTGACCCTGAACAAGTCATCCATAGCTCCAGGTATCTGCTTAGCCTCAAGCCCAAAAGCGCTGAATGCTGCTGTGGTCTTGCTGATGTCAACGTCCTGACCGAGCAGCCGGCCAGCCTCAAGGACCTGCTTAGCCACAGTCTCAAGGTCCTCACCAGTCAGACCAAGCCTAGTATTCAGATCAGCTACCACGGGAGCTATCTTGGAGAACTCAGCTGGAGTAGTAGAGCCCACGCGCTTAGCAACCTCGACCATACCATCGAGAGCCTCGCCAGTAGCGCCCGTACCAGTGCGGATAGTATCAGTGACCTCATCGAAAGTCTCACCGACTTTATATAGAGCAGCACCGATACCCGCAGCCATACCAGCACCAAGGGCTGCAAGAGAGCTTCCCTTCAGCCCCTCAGTTAGCCTGGTAGTCAGCCTAGCTCCGCCTTCTTTACCAGCCTTGTCTGCGCCTTCGTTTACAGCACCAGTGATCTCTCCAACAATAGCTTCCTTGTTACCCTTCATAGAAGGCACTAGCTGATAGTAACCTGTAGCTAGTTCAACTGAAGCCATTAAGCATCCCACCAATCATTAAACTCACTTAGAGGGATGGGATCGTACCCAAATGCGCGCTCGTCATCCCTAACTTCATTAGGCCGCCTTATAGGCTTAGGTGGAGGCTCACTTGACTTACCAGCACGCTGCCAGTTAGCCCCAGCAAGGGCATCATAGATATTCGCCAGCATATAACCGTCTGTGGTCCACACGTAGCCGAGATCTTTAGCCAGCGGCCCTCCTGGCTCAGCATGGCTGACTATAGCCTGAAGGTCCCGCCAGGTAAGCTCCTCTGTACCTACCTGACGGGACCTC